TCCAGGATAAACATCAGCCACAATAGAATCGTGAACTGTATTTACAAGTAAACTTTTTACTCCTTGTTCTTTCATTAATTTATATATATTTATACAAGCTAATGGTACAATGTCAGCTGTTGCAAAACCTTGTACAGGATAATTTTTTATTTGTGTACCATATGTAGAACCACCCCAAGGTGTTCTTTCTGCATAAGGAAAAGAGTATTCTCTACCAGTTGGTAGTTTAATCTGTTTAAATCTTATTGCTTCACTTTGCAATTTATCATGCCAAACTTTTATATCTTTATATTTTTCTAAAAATTTAGAATAATATCTTTTTTCATCTTCTGTACCAGTAACACCACCATACAAAGGTTTAAATGTATGTGCTTTTGCATCTTGTCTAGATACACCTATAATATCTGCAGTGTATTGATGGACATCTATTTTATTTTTTATATCTTCCATACCTTGTTTATCTTGTGCTAAGTAAACTGCTGTTCTAAATTCTAATTGTGCAAAGTCTACCTCAAGTATACTACCTTTTTCAAATCTAGATGTTACAACTTTTCTTATAGGAAAAGTTTTACCTCTTGGTTGATTTTGAAAATTAGGATCTCTACTAGATAATCTGCCAGTGGCAGTAACTGCTTGCATAAATTTAGGATGTAAAAAACCTTTTTCATTTGTAAAGTTTTTTAATCCTTCTACAAAAGTATTTAAATATGTATCAACTGCATTATGTCTAACAACAGAATCTATAAACTCTTTAAACTCACCCTCTGCTTCAGATGCAATTTTATTTAATGTAAGTTTATCTGTTCTAAATCCCGACTCTGCAACATCATAAACACTCCTAGGTCTTTGTCTAAAACCTGCATACTTTGCCATTTGAGTATAAGTATATCCATCACCATCACATTCAGAACACTTAGTATAATTTTTGTATGGGCTACCATCTTTCTTAATTTTTTTAAGAACTCCTTTACCTTTACATCCAATACATTGTTGAGCAACTGTCCTATAAAGTTTTTCTACATTATTATCAATTAGATTTCTAAATTGTTGTCTAGAATAGTTTGGTCTTCTTTTATTTTTACCAGTATTTTTGTCTATACCAATATTAAATATTTTACACCATTCTTTTTTATCTTTTGGTTTAACAGAATATATTAACCATGATAATTGTTCGGGACTAGATAAATTTATTTTTGTATCTCCCATTTGTTTATAAACAATTTTATCTATCTTCTGTTTTAAATAAGCAAACTCTGCACGATATTCTTTTTCTACCTGTTCTAATTCAGTTAAATTTATATTAATACCATTACGTTCCATGTCAGATAAGACAACTAAAAATTCATTCATCATTTTAAGAGTCATCAATAAACCCTTATTTTTAGCTAGTTTTAGATCATTCATTTGTGAATCAAATAATCTTCTAGTTATCTGCACATCTATTTTACCGTACTCTTCAACAATATCTGCAGGTATATTCTCAAATGATACTCCACGATCCATATATTCTTTTATGCTACTATCTTTAGATCCTATTTTTCTTCTACGACAAGACATTTCTAATGTTAAACTTTTTCTTATACCTCTATTTAAAACATACTCACCTAGCATAGTATCATACACTCTGCCAGTATATTTAAATCCAGATTCTAATAGCCACATTAAATCAAATTTTATATTGTGACCTACTAGCAAAGTTGTTTCATCTAGTACCTCTTGTATTCTAGCTTTACCCCCTTTACTAATCTTTTCAGAATGTCCTGTAAAATAATACTCATCACCATAGTCAGAGTTTAGCCCAACACTAACTAATATATTATCTGGATGAAAAGGTGATGGGTCATACCCACCATTCTCATTTCTTTGCCAAGATGTCTCTACGTCTACTGTTGTTATCATACCTCGTACCTACTTATACTCCTTCTAATTGTACAAACAGGTTCACCATGATACCCATTTATTTTATTTTTACTAACACATAGTGTTCTTATTTTATTCTCTGTATCTGTGTTAGAGTTTCTACCTATACCAATAATTAAATCAGCCTCTGCAGCTTTACCTGTCTTAGAGTTTTCCATCTGGTCAAATGAAATACTATTTCTATTATGTGCATCAGCTGACGCTTGTGATATTGCAATCACTGCACACTCTCTCCTCTTAGCTATCTCTCTAACATTAGTATAGATCTGTCTTAATTTTTCATCAGTTCTTGAATAAGTGCCTTTTACATTTATCTTATCTAATTGATCAATAACTATTATATCTGGTTTATTCTTTTCGCAATGTGCATCTATATCTTCTATAGACCAATCAACAGTATCAAACATAGATATATTATCTTTTATATCAGACCAATATCTCTGTGCTAATGCCTTATCTAATAGTATCTCTTCTCTAGTCATACCTGTATAAGCTGATATGGCTCTTATCTGAGTTCTTATTGCTGGTTCTTCATTTATAAATGCATGAACGTTAGCACCCTGTGAACAGAATCCTTCAGGCCCAGTACATAAACTAACCCAAAAAGCAGTCTTACCTGTTTCTGGTCTAGCAAATGCTATCATAAGATTACCACCGCCAATACCCCCTACATTTTCTTTTAACACAGGTATATTAAATTTCCACCTAGTAGTAACATCTAATAGTTCTATAACTTTTTCTACATCTTTTGTAACAGCAGGTTCTTTATCTTCTAATATATTAGTCTTATGTTTTTCTATCATACCACTAATCTCTGTAAAGTTTGCTTCCTTACCATTAAATATCTCAGTAGCTTCAACTGCTATTCTTTGAGCCAAGTCTCTATCAGATAGAGTTCTCATTATGTCTTCAGCTATTTCTTTGCTAGGCTCTTGTATTTCTTTTATATCTTCTACTAATTCACTAAACTTTTCTTTAGCAGCACGAGTTAATGCAGGATTAAATATTGCAGTATGCAAAGAATACAACTCACCTATTTTTATGTCAGTATCATATTTGTCATGTGCTTTTTGTATTGTATCATATAAAGATTTAGTATCTCCATAAAATATAGTAGGAGATATTGAACCTTTGTATTGGTTGTAAAACTTCTTATTTAACATTAATTTAATTGCTTGCTTTTCTATCATCTAACTCCTTTAATAATATTTGATCTATTGTTTCTATTATTGATTGATCTCTTTGTGTCCATTCCGATCTATTACAATCAATTATATCATACTTCCAAGAAAACCAATTATCTAATATTTCTTTTTTCATTTTTCTATCCATAAAATATACCTCTTATCTGTTCTGTGTTGTAGTATTTAAGATCATCTTCTAAAGGTTTAACTATTACGTTTTCAAATCCAGAGGATCTTAAATCTTTTGCCATGTCATATGCTTTTGTTGTAGCATCTCTATCTAAACATATATATAAATTTTTATATGGTTTTATATGATCCATATGTGTACGTTTTAATTTAGTACCCATTATGGATATGCCAGTTAATATATTAGATACAGCACAAGCAGATGGACAATCTTCTACTATTACTGCATCATCACATATACCACATTTAAATGGTATATCTTTATTACCATACATAAACCATTTTGGAAATTCATTTTTATTTAGTGCTCTACCTACTGCACCAACTATTTTATGAGTGTCTCTATTTTTAATTAAGAATACAACTCTATCTTGTTTAACATCATATTTAAAATCTGCTCTACCCCAAGACCAAGACTCCCAGCAATTATTATTAGCTAACCATTGCATGGCTTTATTATTAGAATATATTGATTGAAAACTATCTGGTAATTCAAAGTCTTTATCTTCTATGTGTAAATCTTTATTACCTTGAAAAACTTTTTGTACATACTGCATATCTTTTTCTCCTTCTTTTTTTCCTCGTGCTTTACAAGATGCATGAAAGCAATACCAATATATCTTATTGTCTGTAGTGTCTATAGACAATGTATTTTTATTATTACAAAATGGGCAATCTATTCTTGTTTGTAAATCTTTAGAAAGATATAAACTTTGTATTACTTGTAACTGTTGCTGGTAATTCAAATAGATATTTCCTCATACGTAATCGTATATTTTTTTTCAGAAAAAAATGAACTTGTCTCTACCTTCATTAAATTATTATTTAAATAATAAGCTACATTATTCTCTATCGTTTCTATATCTGGTTCGTTGTCGAATGGTATTATTGCTACTGCGTCTATTCCCATCCCGAATATTCTTACTTTGTATTTTTTCATTATTTATTTCCTTATCATAGTTTTTACTATTTGTCAATCTATTTTCTTTTTTTATTTTTGCGTAGTAACTTGGGTGTCTCCACATAATTTTTCCTCCATTCGTTATACCAAGATGTATCTCTACCCTCTTTTTTACACCAATCGTAATGATTATCTAATATTAATCTACACACTTCACTTTGACCTTTAGGTTTATTTACCATTATTTACCTGCATTAGTTATCGTATATCTTAATACACTTGTTAAAGGATTATAATCTGTTGTCTTACAAGATGTAAGACACAAAAAAAATATAATAAATATTAATTTCATAGTCTGCCTTTTCTTTCTTTTCTTGTTATGTATGGTAACTTCACAACTTTATCACAATCATTTTTTTTCTTACTTGTCCAAGTTATAACTACATGGTCATCATGGTC